ATTCAAATGCTTAAAGCTATCTATGACGAAGAATTTGATCGTGCGCAGGCAGAAGATCGTGACAGAGCATCATTTAGCATAACTCCTAACCTTCAATATTATAGGATTTAATGATGGCTAGGTTCGCTTCTGGCAAAGACGCATACGGAATATCAGACAGGTCTGGTTTTCGTTACCGTCTTCGTGACATGCGCAAAGAATGGAACGGCTTTCTTGTTGGAAAAGATGAGTGGGAAGCAAAGCACCCACAGCTTGAGATTACAAGGCATCCGCCTGATGCGGAAGCGTTGAGGGATCCTCGACCCGATAGCAGGGTGGCTCCAGAAGTGGAGCATCTTTTGGGTTTGAACGCATTTTTAACCGGTGCTTCTGGAAGCAATGTAATAACTGTTACAGAGCCGTCTCATGGACGAACAACCGGAGATGTAGTAAGATTTCGCAGCGTAAAACCATTTGACGGTTTTTTGGCTTCAGATATTGAGTATGCTTCTGGTAACAGCATTACGGTAGTAAGCGTGGACAGATACACATTTGTTGCTAATTCAGGCACAGCGACAGAGGGTGGGCAAAGAGGCGGCGGCGGTTCTGCTACGTCTGGGCCTGTAACATTGGTGATATAAATGAGCTTTACATACGCACAACTGCAAACTGCAATACAGGATTTTACAGATAACTCTGAAACATCCTTTGTTAACAATCTTCCTGTTTTCATTAGATCATGTGAAGACAGAATACTGACTGTTGTTGATCTTGAGCTTTTTAGAAAAAACGCAGCAGCTCAACTGACGATTGGGGACCCTTATTTAAATGTTCCGACTGACTATTTAGCTCCTTTTTCCTTGCAAATTACAACTGCTAATTACAAAGAATTTTTAGAGTTAAAAGACGTTAACTACTTGCAAGAATACTATAATTCTATTAATGCACCGGCTACTCCTAAATATTACGGAATATTTGATGTAGACAATTTCATTTTAAGTCCAACACCAAATCTCGCCTATGACGTTGAGCTGCATTATTATTACAAGCCCACAAGCATCACCGCAGGGGCGGGTTCTGGCACGACTTGGCTTAGTGAAAACGCTCCAAATGCCCTTCTTTACGGTTCACTCGTTGAAGCGTATACTTACATGAAAGGCGAGCAAGATATGATGCAGTTGTATGAGCAGAGGTTTATGCAGGAAATACAACGCTTAAAGGATTTGGCTGAAGCTAGAGAGAATAGCGATGCCTACAGGAGAGGTCTACCTGATAGGCCACGCACATAAACAGGAGTAAAAGACGATGGCAACATCAAACGCAGCAACCACCTACCTAGAAAGGCGCGTTATTGACTACTTGTTCAAGAACGACTCCCTTTCTTTTGCTACGCCGGGGAACAGTATTTATGTCGGCCTAGCCACCGCAGTAACATCTGCGGAAAACGGCAATATCACTGAGGTCCAAGTGGACACAGATGATGCTAACTATACTCGTCAGCAAGTAACGGCGGCTAATTGGAAGCAGTCTGTTACTACTATTGCGGTAAACTTTGCCCAAGGCGACACAGAGTTAATTCTCACAGACGCAGAGGCATTTCCTGCAAGTGGATCAGTAACCATTGATGACGAGGTTGTCACATATACCGGCAAAGACGGAACTGCAACAGCGGACGTAAATGGCGCGGTTAGCTCTTCTACTAGCGTAGCGGTTGATGGCAACAACGGCACAATTACCGTTGGTATGATTGTCACTGGCACAGGCATCACTGGCACGGTTCGTGTAGCCACGGTGACTAGCCAAAACGCTATTGTTTTGGACACGGCAGTTACCTTGTCGGATGATGTAGCGCTCAACTTTGACGGCACAAGTACGCTAACAGGTTGTACACGCGGCGCGTCAAGCACGACAGATTACGCTCACACCGCAGGCGACACTGTAGTTTGTGATGCTCAAAGAGTTATCAACGACAACAACATTGAGTATCCGGCGGCGGCAGGAACAGCACTTTCTTACACAGTGACTCACGCCTTTGTAGCTGACGCGAACATCGCAACAGCAAACGTGAACGGTGCAACATCAGCCTCAACAGCAGTAACCCTAGACGGTAACGTAGGCACGATTGCGGTTGGTGACATTGTTACAGGTACTGGCATCACAGGTGCCACAAGCGGTGTTGTACGGGTGGCTACAGTGACATCACAAACCAGCATCGTCTTGGACACAGCGGTGACACTAGCTGATGATGCAGTGCTTACCTTTGACGGTTCAAACATTTTGTTTGTGGGTGCGCTGGACGCAAGTAAGACGCTTGCGGTTGGTGACATCTTCCGTATTAACGCAGGGAACCTGTCAGTCGAGTTGAAGTAATGGCCTTTGTAGTCAAGGATCGTGTAAAAGAAACCACAGCCACAACAGGCACCGGCACGTTAACTCTTGCTGGTGCCTTGACTGGGTTTGATGCGTTTTCTGAAATCGGTGACGGCAACAATACTTACTATGCCTGCACCGATGGCGCGAACTTTGAGGTGGGCATTGGCACTTACACATTGTCCGGCACAACCCTGTCGCGGGACACGGTTCTAGAAAGCAGCAGCACTAAGATTACTGCTGATGTTAACGGAGCGGTGAGCGCTTCTGCCTCTGTTACGGTAGATAATGTGCAGGGCGGTACATTAACTGTTGGTCAGCGTGTGCGTGGCACGGGTATCAGCGGAGTTGTGACGATTGCTAGTGTGGCAAGCCAGACCAGCATTACATTGAGTGAGGCTGTTACGCTTGCTGACGATGCGCCGCTGACGATTGGCGATGAGAAAATAAACTGGACAGCAGGAACTCGTACAATCTTTTGTACAATGCCGTCAGAGAAGATGATATTTAACGATGCAACCGGCGTTCCCGTGAACTTCACAGATAATTCGCTGGCATTTGCGATAGCATTGGGATAAGGAAAAATGGCAAACGCATTTAAGACATTTACAGACACGGGCGTAGGCACGAGTCCCGCTACCATTTATACCTGCCCCGCTGCTACCGAAACAACGATCATTGGCCTGAATGTAGCGAATATCCTAACTGTATCAATCACGGTAGATGTGCAGTTAGAGAATGACGATGGCGACAATGTGTACATTGTAAAGAATGCCATTGTTCCGGTTGGCTCTAGTTTGGTTGCCTGTGGTGGCGACCAGAAAATCGTAATGAATGCCTCAGACATATTAAAGGTGACAGCAAGTCAGGCGTCAGCCGCTGATGTGGCTATGTCAGTTCTGGAGATCACCTGATGCCGACTAGCGACATTAAAAAGGGTCCGCTCTACGTTGACAGCACGAATAACCGGATTGGGCTGGGGACGACTTCGCCTAGTGACAACTTAGACGTTGCATCGGCAGCGCCTACGCTGCGATTAACTGATACTGATGGATATTACTCTCAAATATATGGGGGTAGTGGCAGTTTAGTATTCAGAACAGACGTAGGTCAAGCAACCGCCGGTGACACTATGCAATTTGTATTAAGTGGCACAGAAGCAATGCGAATCGACACCAGTGGAAACTTGCTGGTGGGGACTACTGACAGCACTCCTTATAATAACACAACTGCTGATGATGGAGTAGCAATTTCAGGGTCAGGTTGGATAGCAACTTCAAGAAATAACAATGCTTCAGGTTTATTTAATCTTACTGGTGATGATGGTGATATCATAAACTGCCGCAAAAACGGCATCCCTGTGGGTAGTATTGGTGCTGACAGCGGCGACCTTTATGTAGGCACAGGCGACACTGGTGTGCGGTTTAGAGATGCTGGCGATGACATCTTGCCGTTTAACCCATCGACAGGCGCAGACAGAAATGCGGCTATCGACTTAGGTGACGCATCAGCACGCTTCAAAGACCTCTACCTATCCGGTGGTGTAAACTTTGGCGCAATTAGCGGCAATGTCACAAGCAAGACGCTGGATGACTATGAGGAAGGCACTTGGACGCCTACTGCTGTTCAAGGGGTCACCGGATTTACCGTTAGCTCTGCTGGTTATACAAAGGTTGGCAGACTTGTTACAGTAAACTTTTATCTTAATGGCTTTACAGGGGGGGATGCAAATCGTCTGGAAATTGGAGGATTACCTTTTACCTCTAAATCCGCCACCTATTACACCGCTATTTTTGAAGCGAACCAAGAACCACACGCTCAAGCAAGAGTTGGCACTAATGCCACAAAAATAATTTTCTGGGATGTAAGTAGTAACACTAGAGCCAGCTATACTGGTAATACCCTTACAAGTCATTTAATTGGTTCCATAACTTACGAAGCTGCATAACCTGATTGGACATCAGGTCAGACAGTCCAACCATCAAAGGAGATAAACGATGGCACTAACAGAAGAAACAATCCAAGACAAAATTGAAATCGTAGGCGACTACAAGCACATCCAAGTACGCACCGCAACAGTCATCAAGCGTGATGGCGTTGAGATTAGCCGTAGCTTTTCACGGCACGTTGTAGCCCCAGACGCTGATATCACAGGTGAGAGCGCCGAGGTTCAAGCTATTTGTACAGCGGTACATACACAGGCTGTTAAGGATGCCTATGCAGCGCATATTGAGGCACAGGAATTACCGGAGTAAATAAATGCCGATAAGCACCATTAATACAAACAGTATTGCAGATGATGCCGTTACCGTACCAAAGGTAACGGATCAGGTGCTTACGCACAGAAACCTCATCATCAATGGTGCGATGCAGGTAGCACAGCGGGGTACGAGTGCATCTGTTAGTGATGGTTCAAATGAAGGTTACAGCACTGCTGATAGATTTAATTTTCAAATAACAGGACTTACTGGTGTGGCTTATACTGCAAGTCAATCAACAGATGCACCAGATAACTTTTCTAATAGTTTTAAACTAGATTGCACAACTGCTGCTTCTCTAGCTGCAACCACAAACACTAGATTCTATCAAAGAATAGAAGGACAAAACTTACAGCATCTTGGATATGGAACATCTGGTGCAAAAAGTTTAACAGCTTCTTTTTGGGTTAAATCGAACAAAACAGGTTCTTATGGACTCTGGTTTTATAATGCTGGTGCCTCAAGAGCTATATCTAGACTATACACAATAGACTCTGCTGATACTTGGGAATACAAAACAGTAACAATATCTGGAGACACTTCTGGAAGTATTACTAACGATTCAGGTTCTGGTCTTGAGATGCGTTTTGCTATCGCAGTGGGTTCAGACTTGACCAGTGGCACATTGGCTACTAATTGGGGCAGTCTTGTTAATGCAGACCGCCACGCTGGGCATGATGCAAACATTGGTTTATCCACAGATGATTACTGGCAAATCACAGGCGTCCAGCTTGAAGTAGGCGACACAGCCACGCCGTTTGAACACCGCAGCTTTGGCGAAGAGTTGGCTCTGTGTAAGAGGTACTACCAAAAGCACGGTAATGAAACCTCTGCCTACAGATACTTGGCACCCGCATTTTGTAACTCAACAAGCCAAGCACAGGGCGTGTTAACCTTGCCTGTAACAATGAGAGCCGCACCAACCACTTCTGTCAGTGGTAGTTTTCAACTTATTCATGCAAGCACCGGTTCCTCCATTACTTTAGGAACAAAAGAATTAAATGAGTCGTCTGTTGGCTTACAGCCATCTGGAAGCGGTTTTACTGCAAATTCTGGTGCGATTATTCGAGGGGCAAACGACGCAACTGCCCAGCTTAAACTTGATGCGGAGTTGTAAAGATGAGTGAGATGAACATTACCTCTGCACAGTATGTGACCTACGACGGCGTAAATGACCATATCGACATTGTAATTGATGGAGACACTTATTCCGTACCTATCGCCCCAGCCAACCGCCACTACGCAGAAATCATGCGTCAAGTTGAGGCTGGCACACTAACAATACAGGAAGCTGAGTAATGGCATATATAGGCATAGACCCAAATGTAGGTGACATTAGCTTTCAGACCTTTACTGGTGACGGAAGCACGACTACGTTTACGCTGGCACAATCAGTAGCCAGTGGAGAGGCTATTATCGTCACTATTGGCAACGTGGTCCAAGAGCCGGGGGCCAGCGCTGCTTATGTTGCCTATGCCAATACTTTGACCTTCAGCGCCGCTCCTGCTAATGGCGATGTAATCACCGTAAGATACTTTGGGCGCGCTGTAGATCAGCCGCTGTCATATGGTATGCAGTTGTTTAAGTATGTGGCGACAGCAAGCCAGACTGTCTTTACTGGCGCTGACAGCAGCGGAACTGTCTTGGCATTCAGCGGCACCGATGTGGATGTATATTTAAATGGCGTTCATCTTGACGCTGATGATTTTACAGCAAGCAGCGGCGACACAATTACGTTGGCAACGGGCGCTACGTTAAATGACGAGCTTGTTATTCGTGCTTTTCGTGCCTTTACTATAACAGACACTGTGAGCGCATCTTCTGGCGGCACCTTTAATGG